TTTTGTATTAAGATAATCTTCCGTACTTGTTTGTCTTTTTAGCTTTGATGCTTTACTAGAATCTGAAACTTTACCAAATTCCATTTTATTCATATCATCAATTTTACCTTTTACTACAGGAATAAAAAAGAATGGTAAATTCTGAATTACGTAAGAGTATTTCAAAAAAGCTTCTTTTGCGTCGTCTCCAGTTTTTGAGGTAATACCAAATAATATAATTGACCACTACAACAACGTAAAACCTACAATGGTTACAGGAGGTCGTGTTGTTGGAAAATGTTGGATGGGTTCTACTTTAAATCCACTTGATAAAGGAGGTGCGGAGTTTCAGAAACTATACTATGGCTCCGACGTAACAAAAAGAAATGAAAATGATAGAACATCTACAGGTATGTATTCTTTCTTTTTGCCAGCCCACAAAAATATGGAGGACTATACCGATAAATACGGTGTTTGTCATATCGTATTAGCACCTGGAGAATTTTTTTATAACGCACAGGGAGAGCGTAAAGATAAAGGCTCGTTACAATTTCTTGAAGCGGAGTTTAAGTCTGCCAAAGCAATGGGTGGTAAAGTTCATAATAATACCCGAAGACTTGACCCAATTACTATTGAGGATGCTTTTAGAGATGAATTACAAAGCCAATTATATGATGTTGAAAAAATAAACGACCAAATATACTACAATAGACAAGCTGAAATAGAAAAAACTTTAGTTCAAGGGAATTTCGCATGGAAAGATGGAGTAAAGTTTAGTACTGTAGTATGGAACCCTAGTTCAAGGGGAAGATTTTTACTGAGTTGGATTCCTAATATAAATGACAGAAACCAAATTACAAGTAAAATGGTTTTTGGGAGAATGACCAAATGTCCAATACCAAAATAGGTAGACTATAAAATATACAAGCCATTAAAGCATCTTCAAAAAATGTTTCAGCATCTTTTGGCCGGCATATATATTCTAAAAAGAAAAAATTACTTGGAGCCTCATTAATATTAAATCCTGTCAGTCCGTGTATAGCGCCTCTTGAACCTAAATTAAACTCAACACCTTGTTCTGTCTCTATTAATTTTGAATCTATTACAGCGTCTTTATCATAAGGGTCACAAGCTAATGATGCATTAAATTTTGGTAGAGAACAATAAAGGAATGATGTTAGAATATTTCTATAGAAATGGATATAGAGGATATTGTACAACTCGTTTTGATAAAGAGATAAATAGACTATCGCCAGATGAAAAGAAATTTGGAGGAATACCTAATTCATCTGTAGATATGATTAACCGTCACTGGACAGCTACGGAAAGTTATATAAATAAATATGTTGGTAAATATAGATTGAGTGAGGGAGAGACAAGATTAAGAGAAGAGGACGAGATGGGTTCTATGCCATTTAGTAGAACACTTAATGATTGGTTAAGATTTGATATAAAAGACCGAACAAAGTTTGATGCTTCTATATCATCTGGACTAGCAATTATGGCGGTAAATCAATCATTATATGCTCCAAAAGTAACAGCACAACCAGTAAGTATAAAATTCGCAACATACACTTAAACCATGGCAAACATAGAGAGCAAATTTAAAATATCGCAAAATATATCCTATCCTAGTCATTTGGATAGTTTTGAAAAGAAATCTAGCCCAGAGTTTGGAAAGGCTGTTGGTGATGTTATCTATTCCGAATGGTTTTATTTTGGAGAGGGAAGCAAGTGTCGTTTCTATACAGGAAGAGCAGTGTTCCAAGAAAGGAGAATATATGCCAATGGCTTAGTTAATATGGAGAAATACTATGATAAACTAGGAACCAATGGAGATGTTTCTTTATTGAATCTTAGCAAAAAGTCATTATCCCGTATGCCTAAAATTGTTGATTTAGTGGTAAATGGAATGTCAAATAGAAAATACTCTATTGTTGCCAAAGCAATTGATCCAATATCTCAAGACAACAAACAAGCCTACAGAAAAAGGATAGAATCTGACCAAAACACTTTACCTATTATTCAACAAGCGAAAGAAGCTTCTGGTTTAGATATTGCTGCTATGCCTATTGACCAAATTCCCGAAACAAAAGAAGAGCTAGACTTGCATTTGCAAATGGAATGGAAACCTTCAAATTGTCTTTCTAATCAATTGGCCATAGCTACTGTAATGGCTGAAAATGAATATGATTTAGTAATTAAACGCCAAATAGAAAGAGATTTAGTAATTGATGGAATTGGCTGTAACTTCACAAGACTTAATCCAGCAAAAGGAATTATTCAAAAGAGAATTGATGGGGCCGATTTAGTTTATTCAACTACAAAAGACCCATATTTCAGAGATTGTTTCTACAAAGGACACGTTGAACAAGTATTAATAAGTGATATATGTATTGAATATCCAGAATTACTAAATTTTGAGAATACAGAAGTTAAAAAAGAAATTGAATCATCAGGAGCCTCATGGTCACAATTGCACGGTTTGTCCAAATCTAACAATCTAAAAGGAACTACAAATCTACTTTATTTTACCTATAAAACTTTTAGAGAGAGAGCAAGTAAAGTCAAAAAGAAAGCCAACGGAGAAGTTATCATTGATGATGCAAAAGATTATTTCGACGCTTCTAAACCTATAGATAAAAAAGATAGATATACTAGAAATTCTGTAGTGGAAGAGGTATTATTTGAAGGAGTTATGGTTTTAGGAACCAATATTCTTTTAAAATGGGAGTTGGCAAAATCTATGTCAAGACCAAAATCTAATACTAGAAAAGTTTGTGAGCAATATAATATTGTAGCTCCAAACTTTCAAGACGGAATTATATCTAGTTTGGTTTCAAGAATGATGCCAATTGACGACAAAATAAATGTCAAAGACTTAAAAGTTGAGCAAATTATCCAGGGAATTACTCCGGATGGAATTGCTATTGATGTTGATGCTTTAGCTGCTATTGACCTTGGAGATGGACAAATGCAGACTGTACAGCAATCATTGAATATGTACTTGCAAAAAGGTAGTTATTTATATCGTTCCTCTCAAATAGGAGGCGAATATAATAATGCTCAAAAGCCATTTCAAGAAGTAAAAACTGGAGATAGTATCAATAAATTGGTAGCGCTCAGAAATGAAATAAATAACGATTTAATTGAATTAACCGATGTAGTTGGGTTAAACAAAGCAACTGATGCTTCTACCCCAGATAGAGATAGTTTGGTAGGGATTCAAAAAATGGCAGCATATACTTCAAATTTATCCACGAAACATATTTTGGATGCTTCTGGATATTTGACATTAAAATCGGCCGAAACTATTAGTTATTGTATTTCTGACATATTGAAATACTACCCTAGTTTACGTGATGATTTAATCAGTAAAATTGGAGCGACTGCAGTAGAAGATTTGGACTATGTGAAAGATTTGCATTTAAGTGATTTTGCTATTTTCTTCGAATTAGAAATGGATGATGAAGAAAGAGCAATGCTTGATGCTGATTTATCATTGGCTATTGAGAAAGGATTTATTGGATTGGATGATAAGTATAAAATTAGAGATATTAAAATTTTAAAACTCGCTATTCAATATCTAAGTATTCTCATCAAGAAACGCGCTAAAATCACTCAGCAACAAGAAGCAGATAAATTCAAAATGCAAGCCGATGAAAATATCAGAGCAAGCCAACAAGCAGAACAATTCAAACAACAAACTGCTCAAATGCAAGCTGGATTTGATGCTCAGAAACAACAAGTAATTTCACAAGGAGAAATTGCCAAGGAAAAAACTAGAGGTGAACAAGACCGATTAACATTAACTCAAAAAATAGAAGGAGACTTGCAAGTCCAACAATTAGTTAATGCGGGTATGATTACTAAAAACACCTTGATTGAAGATAACAAAGACAAAAGAATTGACAAAGCTTCTACTAACCAATCCGAAGAATCGCATAGAAAAGAAACCGGTGGCGACCCAATAGATTTTGAGGCTAAAAATGAAGAAATGAAAATGTTCGAACTATAATAATAACATAAAAACTAAACACAATGCCAGATCCAAGAAAAAAAACATTCGTAAAAGTAAAAAAAACTACAGTAGCAGACAGAGGTGATTACGACCAATTAAGAGCAATGGCTAAAACAGGTGGAGGCGGTTCGCCAAAACTAGCTACGTCTGGAACACCTCCAAGAGAAGATTATGACCAGTTAAGGGCTTTGGGTAAAACAGGTTCGGGTTCCGGAAAAGAAAGAACTATAGCCAAGGCTACTCCAGAAGAATATAAATCTGCAAGGATTATGGTTAAAAAACCTAAGAAATAATAAAGTCGCACAAAAAATAAACGACAACAAACGTTTGTAAGTAAATAATATTTACATTTGTGTTAAATAAATCAAATTATATCAAGATGCCAGAAGATGAAACAATTATACCTGAGGTTGTCAATGACGATGCTCAAGTAAGCAATATAAGTTTTACACCGGTAAGTAACGACGAAATTGAAGTTGTATCGGAAGTAGCGCCAGTAGTTACGGCTCCTGTTGTTGAAGTAAAACCAGACGATGTAGTTATTCCTGATGCAGATGTGGTAGTTGTCCCACCATCGGATGAAGATGATGATGATGATTACACAGAGCTAGATGAAGATTTGTCTATAGAGTTTTTGGCAGATTCAAAAGGAATGACGGTTGAAGAGTTTAAAAACTCATTAACTCCAAAAGAGCAAAAAAAATATGCTCCAGAAATGGAGAAATTCAGCGAGTTCATTGAAAAAACAGGGAATAAAAATTACAATGATTTCTTAGAAACTCATAAAGATTGGAGTACCGAGAGTCCTGAAAATGTACTTAAAACATACATAAAACTCTCAAATCCTGATTTATCAGAGAAAGAAGCAAATCATTTATATAACAAAAAATACAACATTGAAGGCCTTGACGAGGAAGATGATGAAGACGAAATCCTTGAAAGAGGTATCAATGTAAAAGCTGATTTAAGAAAAGCTAATGAGTTTTTTGAAAAACGCAAACAGGAATTTAGTGCCGTTGGAGGGTCTGACGATTACATTCCAGAAGCGTATCGAGAAGCAAAAAAGTTTTACGACGATCACACAAACCAAGAAGAAGAGTTTAGTAGAGATTTAGAGCAAAAAAGAAATTCTTTTGTTTCTAAAACTGAGGCTTTATTTAATAGAAATTTTGAAGGGTTCAAAATTAAACTAGGCGATGATGCAATAGGTTTTGAAGAGTTTTCGATTAAACCCGAAAATCTTAATGAAGTAAAAGAAGACCAACTTGATTCTCGAAACTTTATTAAACCGTTCTTAGATGAAGAAACTGGGGAAGTAAAAGACCATAAAGGGTACCATGAAGCTATTTATATGGCTAAAAATTATAAAACAGAACTGAACAACGCTTATAAAAGAGGAATGGCCAAACAGCTTGAAATCAACGATAAGCTTTCCAAAAATATTCAGCCTGATAATATAAGAACTGTACCTAACAATAGTGGTTCCGGAATCACATTCACTAAGGCATAAAATCTTTTTTCTTGTTTTAAAAACACTTACTAATTTAAAACAAACACAAAAATGGGAGCAATAGCCGCATCACCAGCAGTAAGATACACGCCAAGCGCAACAAAAGTACCTACTGCTGCTAATTACTTAGATTTAGCCGACATGAGTTACAGTACTCATGAAATTCCTGACATGGACAAAACTCTTAATAAGAGATATGGAAGTCAGATGATTGAAGGATGGTTTGAAAAAACTGGACGTAAAATCCCTTATGCAAGTGATGTTATCACATGGACAGAAGAAGACCGTTTAACTCAACTTGCTACAGGTGTTGCTAGAACAGGTGATGTATTTACATTAGCTGACCATACTTTTAGAATAGGTGAAGTTATTACTGCTTTCTTGCCAGACGGTACAATCTCAAGACAAGGTAGAATCTCCGCAACTACTTCTACTACTTTTACCGCTTCTTGTGGTGATGCAGCAGGATGGACGCTTTTAGGAGCTACTGGAATTAGTGTTTTTGCTGATATTTCGGAATTCTTAAAAGGATCTGCAGGTATGCAAGAATCTTTGAATACAAAATACCAACAATTTACAACTAGAGGTACAATCACCAAAGAAATGGTTTCTGAGAATCGTACTAACATGACTCAGATTTCATGGTTAAAAATGACCGATACTGGTTCAGGAGATACTTTAGGGTATGTTTGGTACACTGTAAATAAAGAAAACGCAGAGAAACGTTTCAGAAACAAAAGAGAATCTGCAAACTTTAACTCTAAAGAATGGGCTGGAGATTTACTTGCTGCAGGATACAAAGGTCGTGAAGGTCTTTTCGCTTCTATGGCACAAGGGAATATCTTTGCAGGAACTATTTCTGACAGAGCATCAGCTGAAAATATGGTCGCTCGTCTTGAAAAACAAGGGCAATTGAGAGATAATATCATCTACGGAACAACTGCTTTCTGCTTTGCTCAAGATGCATTCCTTGCTTCTCAATCTAGCGCAACTGGATTGTCTTATGGTTCGTTTAATAACAACGAAAGCATGGCATTGGACTTATCTTTCAAAGGATACCAATTAGGAGGTTATGAGTTTAGCTACTCAGCATTACAGTACTTGAAAGAAGCAACTGCTCAAGGAGCAATGGCCGGTGTTACGAAAATTAACGGCTTTCTCGTGCCTTCTGCTTCGCAATCTGTTACTGATAACCTAACAGGTACTCCATCTACAGTTCCAATGATCCACGTTCGTAACAGAGCTTATGGAGCAATGAATAGAGATTACGAGTTGTCAATTTTTGACTGGGCGAAAGGAACGAGTTCAACTGATACAATACGCACCGAATTCCAGTCGGAACAAGCTGTGTGTCTCGTTGGCAGAAATAACACAATATTATTCAGGGGTTGATAACCATTTGGTTGTCAATTAGTTATAAAAAAGACCACTCATTCGAGTGGTCTTTTTCCTTATATATGGTTCCATCTAGTTCTTGCTAATATTTTATAAATAGCAGGTACATTAACATTGTATAACTTACTAATTTCAATAGGTGTTAATTTACTAGCTCTAATCTCTAAAACTTCTCTCTCTGTTAGTACTGCATTACCATTTAGAACTCCTTTTTGAGGTTTAGCTAATCCCGTTTCCCAAGCATGATGAATATTTTCTAAGGTAGTACTCCATTCCAAACTTTCGGGCCTATTATCATCTTTTCCTTTTAAATGATTTACTTCCGGTTTGTTTTCAGGATTCGGAATAAATGCAATAGCAACCAACCGATTTAATCTACGGCAATATTGAATTCCATTCATAGTTAAAACTAATTGAAGATAGTCATCTTCATTTTTAGATATTTTCATAATCCTATTTGTAGGATTTTTTCGATGCATTATGCGTTTTACACGCTCTTTATTGCTTACCATATAGAAACCTTTGAATTCTTCAATATCTTTCCAAATTTCACCTTCTAAATCAGGCACAACTTCTACAGGTTTTGCTTTTTGAAGACTCTCACAACTTTTGCAAATAGATTTTGGCTGATTGTTTCTTGATCGTCGGACGTAGAAGTTTCCAACAGGCTGTTCTATTTTACATTTGGTACAAATTTTATTTTCCATTTTTGATAGGTTTTTTATTTGTAAGTTCTAAATTACAAAGTCGGTTGTCAGTTTTGATTCCATTTTTGTGAATTACATACATTTTTTTTGGTGCTGTTTTTTCTTCTTGTTTTTTCATGTTACTTTATATTAAGTTGGGTCATTAATTTTTGAAGCTCAGATTTGTTCTTTATAGTGCCGTTAAATAGCACTAACGTTCCAATAAATGAATTGTCATGTATATGGATATATGTTTCATTTATTTGTAGGCAAAAGCGCTCATTGAATAAAAAGTTTTTTTCATGGAGCATTTTCCATCCAAGAGAATCGATGTCTTCTCTGTCTAGTAGTTTTACTCGAAAATCCAAATCATCATGTTCAAATAATTGGTCAATTATATAGGCTTCGTTTGCTTTAATGGTTCCTTTATACCAAGACAATGAAGCGCCTCCCTCATTTATGTCTTCATACTCATATTCAAACCCTACGTGAAACTCTTCTATTGTTGGAGTGTAATATTTATTTTCCATGATTCAAAGTGTTAATGTTAATTGCTAGTTTTAGTGGTATTAATCCATGAATATCAAAATGCCATTCGTATAGTTTTTGATACATATTGAAATCAGCATATATAGTTTTGTTACCCTTTGTAATTGTTAATTCAAACCCACCATTGAAAACATTTAAATAATGTTCAAATCCTTGTATTCTATAAGCCGAACCAAATAATCTATCAATTGGCACAAACTTTTCTCCATTAACATCAATTTCTTTTGTAAGGTCGGATAGTGGGCGTAGGATTGGTTTTAAATCTATAATATCTCCATAAGCATAATTATTACCACCTTCTATAAAATAAGTTTCATTTTTAAAACCTATAATAGTATGATAATTGCAATTACCTAATGCTTTTAAACCATAAGGCAAATACCCTACTAAGTGTTTTAATTCTAGTTTATCAGTTTCCATGATTGATTATTTTTTAGTTGATTTAATAGTTTCTTCGATTAAGTATCCAGCTATTATCCACTTACCGTAGTGGTATTTGTAGTAAGGAGTTTTCATGTTATTTATGGATTGGAGGTAGAGGTTTTTCTATGGGTTGGTAGTGGGTCGCTTTCAAATAAGGAAAAAAATAACTTTTATCTGATTCATAATCGTTTAGACTCGAAACTCTTTCATCACTTCTCCATACCCAATAAGCCGAACTATCTTTAGGTAAATCCGCTTCACTTTCAATAGTAATCCAGCCGTTGTTGTTTTCTAATCCTTGTAGTTGTTTAGGGCGATATGAAACAATTCCGTGTCCATCTGTTTTGACATCTAAATCATCTATAGTCACATTATGATATTCCAAAATATCATCCATTCCGTTTTCACAATAACAAGTTACAAATCCTGTATTCATACAAACACCCATAAGTATATTCACACCTATAGACTGCCACGCATCTTGTATTACTTCTTCTTTTGTATTCATGGTTAAAAAAATGACATTATTAAATTATCGATACTCGGTTTTAGTCTTTTGAAAGATTCTCTTTTATCCTCAGAAATATGATTTTCAGTTATTGATTTCCAAAATATAATTGGCAATGGAACATCAACATGATTAGCAATTTTTTCTAATAAATCAGTACTTGGTTTTTTGTGTCCTGTTTCAAGTTGAGAAAGGTATGTTTGAGTAATACCACAACCTTCTGCAAATTCGGTTTGATTTTGTTTCATTTTAGAAACCCTCAATTCTTTAATTATTAATCCGTAGTTCATAATATGTTTGTTTTTATTATGCAAATGTAATATAATATTTCTCATCACCAAATGAAAAGCTAAATATTAACCGACAACAAACGTTTGTAATCTTTTAATGAATATCTTTGTTTCTTAAAAATATCAACTTAAATCAAATAAAATGGAAACACAAGAAGTAAAATTGCCTCATCACTTGTCAA